GTTGATGCAATGGGTGCAGTTGATGCAGCACAACGAATGCTAATGGACTTAGCAGAAATGACAGATTTTGAAGAAGCAGATGATACAGATGTTCGTGATAGAGTAGCACGTGAAATCATGTCACGCTGTGATGAACTAGGGGAATCAGAAATGAATAACAAAAACGAAGCATACTCACCAGGTGACGAAAATGAACAAGGCAAGGTAAGTAATTGCTGTGGCGCACCTATTATGGATGTTTACAAAGGTCACGGTAGATGCAGTGATTGTAAAGAAATGGCATCGGCAGTTAACGAAGCAGTAGGAGATGCTGCGGCACCACTATATGACTTAATCGACGCACATGGTGCAGAAGCAGTTCTAGACGAACTAGCACGTTACTTAGACGTAGATCAAATTGAAGACTTCGTTTCAGATTATCGTAGACATCACGAAATGGATATGGACGAAGCAGCGGTTGATGAAAATGCATTTAACCAAGCGGCGGCAGCGGCGGCTCGTGCAGGCAAAGACAGTTTTGAGTTTGGTGGTAAAACACACAAAACTACAATGAACAAAACCACAGCACACAAATTAGATGATGATGTAGATTATCTTAAAAAATTAGCAGGTTTATAAGAGTTAAAACATAACCTTAATATCAGGCAATAAGGTTTACATTAGGGACTGCATTTATAAAAAATGTAGTCCCTTTTTTAAATGATAAGTATTAGTATGTCAGTAGATACAAAATTAACTAAAACCCCATATAAAAAAGAAAAGTACACTGCAGAGCAGATACAAGAACTTGCTAGGTGTACAATGGATCCACAGTACTTTATTACTGAGTATTGTTGGATTCAGCATCCTGTTAAAGGCCGTATGAAATTTGATTTGTTTGATTTTCAGCGTGGGCTGTTAGATGCGTATCATAATCACAAATACAGTATTGCACTTATTAGTAGACAAATGGGCAAGTCTACTGCGGCTGCAGCATATCTATTGTGGTATGCAATGTTTGTTTCTGATCAAACTATTCTTATTGCTGCACACAAATATAGTGGTGCTCAAGAAATTATGCAACGTATACGTTTTGCATATGAGTTGTTACCTAACTTTTTACGTGCGGGTGTGACTGCTTATAATAAAGGCAGTTTAGAGTTTGACAATGGCTCACGTATTATTGCTCAAGCAACAACAGAAAATACTGGACGTGGTTTAAGTATTTCATTAGCGTACTTGGACGAATTTGCATTTGTTCGTCCTACTATTGCCAGAGAGTTTTGGACATCACTTAGTCCAACACTTAGTACAGGTGGTAAATGTATTATTACAAGTACACCAAACCAAGACGATGACCAATTTGCACAAATTTGGAGAGAAGCAAACAAAACTCAAGACGAATTTGGAAATGAAAAAGAAACGGGGAAGAACGGTTTTAAGGCTTATAGTGCAGATTGGACAGCACACCCAGACAGAGACCAAGTATGGGCAGATGAAGAACAAGGCAAGATTGGAGAAGAACGTTTCCGTCGTGAACACTTAAACGAATTTATTGCGTTTGACGAAACACTTATTGATAGTTTGAAACTAACATTAATGGAAAGTAAAGATGTATATCGTAAAACAGCACAAGTACGTTGGTATAGGCCTATACAAAAAGGAAAAACTTATCTTGCTGGACTTGATCCTAGTTTAGGAACAGGTGGTGACAATGCTGCGATACAGATATATGAACTTCCAGGTATGAGACAAGTTGGTGAATGGATGCATAATAAAACACCAGTACAAGAACAAATACGTATCCTACGTGGAATGTTACAGGAAGTTCAAGATCAGGCGCCTGAAAGTGAAATATACTGGAGTGTAGAAAACAACACACTTGGAGAAGCAGCATTGGTTGCTATTAACGAAATGGGTGAAGACAATATTCCTGGTACGTTTATTAGTGAGGCACGTAAAGCAGGATCTTCTAGAACATATAGACGTGGATTTACTACAACAAACAAGAGTAAATTAGCAGCATGTAGTAAGTTTAAGAACTGGGTTGAAACTGACAAAATGGAAATTGCTAGTAATGCATTGTTGCGTGAAGTTAAAACCTTTATTGCACGTGGAGCAGCATATGCAGCAAAAGACGGTGAAACTGATGATCTTGTTATGGCAGCATTGTTAGTTGTACGTATTGCACAACAAGTGGCGCAGTATGACGAAGCAGCATATAACGAGCTAAAGGATAGTTTTAGTGACGAAGAAGATTTGGCGCCTATGCCTTTTACGTTTCTAGTATAAATAGTATTATAACAAAGAAAGTTCAAGAGATGTTGAGTTCAGAATATGTTGCAGAAAAGATGTTTAAGATACTCAAAGGCAACGGACACGAATTAAAATTATACACTGATGAAGGGGCTGACACTGTTGATCCTTCAATGGCTAGACGATTCTTCTTAATCGACACTGGCACAATGGTAAGTTTAGATGAAACTGACAACCGTCGTGAAGTTATAGTAAGTCTTGGTCAAGGTGTTGAATATGCAGATCTTAAAGACACTTTATATCAAATCAAAAATTTGGCTAATCGTAGTATTATTGAATATACGTTAAAACAATATAGCAAACAAATAGAACCAAAGGATTTCGATTATCAAGCACAAAAGGTAAGAGACATGAACGCAGTAAACGAAGCAATTGGCGCAGCATATGGTAGCACAAAAAGTAGTTATCAGAAACTAGAAAGCGCAAGATTAGTAATTAAACATAACAAACCAGTCAATGAAGAACAGCGTGGATCACGTAGTCGTAATATCCAAGCAATTTATATTGAAAATGCTGAAGGTGAGCGTTACAGATTTCCAAGTAACAACTTAGCGGGTGGTAGAGCTATGTTGCGTCATGTTAAAGAAGGCGGAACACCATATGATGACTTTGGTAAGCATATTGTTGAACAGTGCAACGAATTAAAGAAACTTAAAGAGTTTAAACGTTATAGTGAAAAGAATGGACTAGTTAATGAAGATACAGCAGACATTGTTGAAGCTGTAGTTTCACGTATATCAAACATTCGTGAAACACTTAACAAAATGAAAGGCAGTAGAAGTTATGCTGCAATGCTAGAAGCATTTGAATCAAAAGATGAACAACTTGATGAAGATGATTTTAGCGATGTTAAAGATAAATTTACTGTACAATTTTTTGATGAGAATGTAGAAGGTGCACTACCATACGTACAAGCACTTGTAAAAGAAATGCAAGCAGTACGTGAGCACAATACAAAAGTACAAGAAACAATTAACAAACTTGTAAGTGTTGTTGAGAATAGTAAAACAGTGTGGATGAAAGAGGGAACAGACCTAGTGGGTGATCCAGAAAATCCCATGAACCACACATTCGAAGATAGTTCAGCACGTGCACAATTGGGTGCAGTGATGGAGTATATCTCTAGCGTTCTAGATGAGAGCGAAGGAGATTTGTCAAACTTACTAGCAGAAGCAAGTAAATTGGTTGACAGTGTCAATGATGATGCTATGCTAGGAAAGTCAGCACGTGCAATCACGTCGTTGATGCCTAAGCTACAACCAACAGTAAGTGAGACAAAAGTACATGCTGAAAGTAATGAATGGGAACAACAGATCAACTCTGTGTTCGAAAGTTACGATGTTAACAAACTTTTTAGTTGACATACAATAGTATGTATCATATATTAGTGACAATAAGTACATTGTCATTTAGGCAAACTTAGGCAAAAACATAGGCATATATAAGGAGAAAAAACTATGGCATCATTGGCAGAAATCAGAGCAAAACTACAAGCACAAGAAACCCGTGGAGGCGGTAATCAATCAAGTGGAGGAGGCGACAATGCTATCTTTCCATTTTGGAATATCCCAGAAAATTCAACTAGTGTAATTCGTTTCCTTCCTGATGGAGATACGAGTAATACTTTCTTTTGGCGTGAGCGTCAAATGATTAGACTAGAATTTGCAGGTATTGAAGGACAACCTGACAGTCGACGTGTAACAGTTAATGTACCGTGTAACGAAATGTGGGGACCAGTAGGAAGTTGTCCTATTTTGTCAGAAGTGCGTGAATGGTTTAAAGATCCAAGTCTTGAAGATATGGGTCGTAAGTACTGGAAAAAGCGCAGTTACGTGTTTCAAGGATTTGTAGTTGAGAATTCATTAGACGAAGAAACAACTCCTGAAAATCCAATTCGTCGTTTCATCATTAATCCAAGTATCTTTAAAATTATCAAAGGTGCACTTATGGATAGTGACTTTGAAGAATTGCCTACTGATTATGAAGCAGGTACTGACTTCCGTTTAACTAAATCCACTAAAGGACAATATGCTGATTATTCAACCTCAGGTTGGGCACGCCGTGAGCGTTCACTAAACAGTGACGAACGCAGTGCGATTGAAACACATGGATTGTATAATCTAAATGATTATCTTCCTAAGCAGCCTAACGAAGAAGAACTTCGTATTCTTGGTGAAATGTTCGAAGCGAGTGTAGATGGCAAATTGTATGATCCTGCACGTTGGGGTAATTTTTATCGCCCAGCAGGTGTACAAATTGATACATCAAACAGTGCACCAAATAATGCGGCGGCTAAGCCTGCGGCACAGAGCATTTCACAACCAGCACCTGCCCCAGCACCTGCTACGGAAGCACCGGTTGCTGAAACTGTACATGATACTGGTTGGCAAGAGCCTGCACAAACTGCAGCACCAGAACCTGCTCCAGCAGCAGAAGGCGAGAAGCCAAGCGCACAAGATATCTTGGCAGCAATTCGCAATCGTAGCAATTAATCCTTAACAACCTGGCGGGGCGACACCTAGTCGCCCTATCCTATATTTCAGGAGATAATTATGGCAAGACCTTTTGACATTGCGAAATTTCGCAAAAGCATTACTAAGAGTGTACCTGGACTTAGTAGTGGATTTAGAGATCCAGACACATGGATTTCAACAGGAAATTATACGTTAAACAAACTTATCAGTGGACGTTTTGACGGCGGTATTCCGCTAGGCAAAGTAAGTGTGTTCGCTGGCGAATCTGGTGCAGGCAAGAGTTTTATTTGTAGTGGTAATTTGGTGCGTGAAGCACAAAAACAAGGCATCTATGTTGTACTTGTTGATACTGAAAATGCACTAGATGAAAAATGGCTACAAGCACTTGATGTTGATACAAGTGAAGATAAACTACTCAAACTAAATGTAGCAATGATTGACGATGTGGCTAAACTTATTAACGAGTTTATGAAAGACTACAAATCGCAATATGCAGACAAAGACGAAGAAGATCGTCCTAAAGTATTGTTTGTAATCGACTCGCTTGGCATGATGCTTACGCCAACTGATGTGGATCAGTTCCAGAAAGGTGATCTAAAAGGTGACTTAGGACGTAAACCCAAAGCACTTACAGCACTTGTTCGTAACTGTGTTAACATGTTTGGTGATTACAATGTTGGACTAGTAGCAACTAACCACACTTATGCATCGCAAGATATGTTTGATCCAGATGATAAGATTAGTGGTGGTCAAGGATTTATCTATGCATCAAGTATCGTTGTTGCAATGCGTAAACTTAAACTAAAAGAAGATGAATCAGGTAACAAGATCAGCGAAGTAAAAGGTATTCGTGCAGCGTGTAAAGTTATGAAAACACGTTATAGTAAACCTTTTGAAAGTGTGCAAGTTAAAATCCCTTATGAAACTGGCATGAGTCCATACAGCGGTCTTGTTGACCTTGCAGAAGGCAAAGGTGTACTAAAGAAAAGTGGTAACCGTTTAGAGTACATCGACAAAGAAACAGGCGAAGCAATACTTAAATTCCGCAAAGCCTGGGAGGCAAACGAAGAAGGTTGTCTAGACATGATTATGAAACAATGGGATGATCATGAAGTTGATAATGTAGTAGAAGATATTGATGCTGATGAACTAAATAACGTACACACAACATCTGAGGAAGCTACGATACATGAAACTGAGTGAAGATGAAATTGAACAGTACATGAATCTTTGGATGGCAATTAAACCATACATATCAACAAAAGAAAAATATGACGCTTGTCAGAAGTTTATTTTAGTACTTGAAGATGTCATTGATGTCGAAGAGTGTGTAGATGAGCTTGTTGGTTATGATGGAACAGTTGACAAAGTACTTCGTGACAATTATATTGAACACACTAATTTTGATGAATATAACGAAGATGACTGGGACTAATGCATTGGTTTAATGAGATCCGTAAAGATATTGCTAATATTATCCCTGCAATTGATTATTACGAAAAACAACTAAACGAAGCAAGACTAGAATGTAGTCTAAAAGGCAACGTTGAAAAGCACAGCCGTGACATGCCTGGTATAGTTGAACATCGTTTTAATCAGTTGCAGGAAATAGAAGCAATACTAGAATACCTTAATATCGAACTACGTAAAATTAAAACAGAGAAATACAAAAAGTTTCTTGAACACTATAACCGTGCTCTTAGTAGTAGAGATGCGGACAAGTATGCTGAAGGTGAACAAGACGTAGTTGATCAACAGCATATTTGTAACGAGTTTGCACTGGTACGGAACAAGTATATGGGACTTATTAAAGCATTGGATGCGAAGCAGTTTCAGCTGAATAATATTGTCAAACTACGTGCAGCAGGTCTAGAAGACATTAGTTTGTAAAAAAATTACAACCCTTTGAAAGTGCAGGATTCTTTTCTGCACTTTTTTGTTGACTTTCGTATCTACAATCACTATATTATTAATGTAGACGGAGGAAACAACATGACAGCATATCAAGTTTACTTAGACCAAATGTTCGACGCAATGTCCAAAGCAGATCAGTTAAAAGCAGTTAAGCAAAGTGTTGCTAAACAATCTACTACTACTTGGTCCGATATCGCAAAACTTGCAAAAGAGGTTCAATAATGTTTAAAGTTGGAATGGGTGTTATTCGTAAGTATGGTGGCAAAACTGGCTCTATTGTTGATATAATGTATGATAAAAAAGTAGGCGAAGATATTTACTTGGTTCGTTGGGATGCTACACAAAAAGCAGGATATTACACACAAGCAGTGTTAGAAGGCCGTCACTATATTGTAACTGAAGAGGTAATTTGGTAATGCTTTACAGTGTAATCGGCGGTACTAAAAAAGAACGTGCGGCAGTTGCTGAAGCACTTTGGTTTGCTAAAAAATATTGGTTGCCACGGCATCGTAAACTTGCTGTTGATGTAGAGATTACCAAGCATTTAGATGTTGATGCTGATTGCTTAGAAGGTGATGATGATCGTGAGTATGAAATCCGTGTTAAGCGTGGATTGGATTATGAAGATCTTGTCACTGCTATCTTCCACGAATTTGTACACGTTAAACAAGATGTACTAAAACAGTTTCCTATGTTTACTCCATCAGAGATACCTTATATGGATCGTCCTTGGGAAATTGAAGCATACGCTGAACAGGAAAAAATGTTAACAGCGTTTAAATATGAGAGTGTAGCATGAAATATCTAATTCCATTATTTTTACTTACAGCATGTCAAGCAACAGGAGAATATACTCCAGTAGTATATCATCAATGATGACAACGATAACCATACTCCTACTGTTCAAGAAGTTGTAACAGTTGTAGAAAATGTAATACAAGAAGTACAGACTGAAGAAACAAAAGAAAATTTAGCTTTTGATCCAGGATGTACTGGACTTTGTTTAGATTAAAATCAAAAAAAATTATAAGTGTTTGATTTTAACGGAAACCTTTTTTCACAAAACCGTTGACATTTAGGTCAGTAATCACTATATTATATATGTAAGCAGAAAAGAAGAGGACTTCAAAAATGGCATACATGAATCAAGAGAAGAAAAAAACACTTGCGCCAGCTATCAAAGCAGTTTTGAAAAAGCACGGTTACAAAGGCTCAATTGCAGTTAGCAACCACAGCACTCTTGTTGTAAACATCAAAGAAGGTGTTGCTGACTTCATTGGTATGGCAAACGAAAAGAACCGTGAGATTGCAGAACGCCGTAATCAGCAGTATTATCCTAATGACGGTTATGTTCAAGTTAACACTTACTATCCTGAGCACTATGGTGAAGCGCAAGAGTTTTTGGAAGAACTTATTGCTGCAATGAAAGGTACTAGCTGGTACAACAACACAGATGCACAGATTGACTATTTTGACATTGCATACTACTTGGACATCAATGTTGGTCAGTGGAACAAACCATATGTATGTACAGCGGAGGCAGCGTAATGACTATTCAGATAATGCATGAACAAAAAGAAAATCGTCGCACTGGTGAAAATGTTGGTGAGACAATTTACTTCGAATCAAAAGGATGGTGGGGTGGTGGTCCTATCGCATTCCGCCGTGAATACGATAAGTGGTCAATGAGTACATCATCAGGTGGACAGAACAGCGTAGATGTACTTGATCAGATTCGTGAAATGAAAGCAATGCTTGACTATGCTGAAAAGGCAATTGTTGAGCAGAGAGCTATGGAGGCAGCGTAATGACTTGGGCAGCGACATTTCAGTTCACAACCTTGAGCAAAGCCGTTGGTGGCACTGTTCCTGAGTGGGGAGGTGTCACTGAATGCACGGAAGAAGAAGCAAGGTTTTTCTTCAACATGTGGGCAAAAACCTTTCAATTCAAAAAAAGAACTCTTGTCTTGTGGCAAGGTGAAGAAGTTGTAGAAGTTGCGTTTGGGAGTTAACACAATGAATGAATTTAGTTGGACAAAAAGTATTGCAACACTAGTGTTTGCACTAGCACTGCTAGTAGGTGCTGTATGGTACTCATATTACACATGGAGCGATTGTTTAGAAGAAAATAGTTTTGTCACTTGTGCACGGATGTTATACAAATGAAGCTAGCAGATTTTGAAATGATGGAAACCACATCGCCAAACGGTGTTCAAGTTATACTACGGTTTGGCGACAAGTATGAGCTCAGTATTGTACGGAATGAAATGTCGTATGGTAACAAAAAAGGCTTGTATGAAATTGCAGTGTTTGAAGATATGAACCAAGTTGAACTGCCTGGTATTACTGCTGAAGGTGATACAGTAAAAGGTTGGTTAACAGAATCAGACGTTGACGGTATCATTAAAAAGTTGTATACAGTAACTATGGAGACTCCAGTACAGATATAATTTATGCTGGACACGTAGCTCAGCTGGATAGAGCAAGTGACTTCTAATCACTAGGTCGAGGGTTCGAGTCCTTCCGTGTTCGCCATAAATTATATTAGCCCTCTTGGTGGAATTGGTAGACACCAGAGACTTAAAATCTCTTGCCAGTATTGGCGTGCCGGTTCGAGTCCGGCAGAGGGCACCAAATATAACGCTAGTGATGGCAATTGGGTAGCCCATCCGCTCATAACGGATTCCGAAAGGGGAGCAGGTTCGATTCCTGCCACTAGCACCATTATTTTTGTTACGGATTGGTTTTAGGTTCAAAAAGATAAATAAATGTATGAATATATGTATACATTGTGGAACTCAAACAACTAATCCTAAATTTTGCAGTAAATCGTGTGCTGCCAAAACAAACAATAAAGGCGTAAGACGACACGGCAAAGATCCAATAAAATGCAGTGTGTGCGGTACACTTACACGAAATAAAAAGTTTTGTAGTAGTGTATGCAGTGCATCTGTACGTAAAAAGGATGTTAAAGAAGTTGCTGCATCAAATGCTGCAAGACAAGCAAGGTATAGAGCAAAACACGGATACAATAGAGCATATGCACCAACTGCAAACAAAGAAAAAATAAAACAAATATACGAAAATTGTCCAGTAGGATACGAAGTAGATCATATTATTCCATTATCAAAAGGCGGATTGCATCACGAAGAAAATTTGCAATACCTAACAATAAAGGAAAATAGGTCTAAAGGCAATAAGATTTAATCCTACCGGGAGCACCAAAAAAAAAAATGTTGACAAATAAGAAGTTAAATACTATTATAAATTAACGTTCCAGATTAGCTCAGCGGTAGAGCAGTTGACTGTTAATCAATTGGTCGTAGGTTCGATCCCTACATCTGGAGCCAAATATAGGAAACGTGCCAGAGCGGTCGAATGGGTCTCCCTGCTAAGGAGTTGTACCTGTAAAGGGTACCGAGGGTTCGAATCCCTCCGTTTCCGCCATA